TTGTCCATTGGATTCCGGTCTATCGTATCATCCAGCAAGGCAGCCTTAAACAGGTTATGTAGTACAGCATACACCTTTGTCACGCTGGCGAAGGCAAGCTCCTCTGACAGACTGGAAAGTAACGCCTTTATCATGGCCGGGGTGATCTCCGGCAGCAGCACATGCCCCAGAGCCGGAAAGACATGCTGCTCCAACAGCTGGGTATAACTGGCCCGGGTCTTTTCCGCCAGCGTGGCGGATTTCTCTGGCAGATAGACGGCTTCAGCATATTGCCGGAAGGTTTTGATTTTGGCCGCCTCTACGGCTTCCGCAGCGGCCTTTTGCGCAGTCTCTTCACGGGTCAGCACTTTCCCATCCGCCAACTGCTGCTCCAATTCAGCGGCGAATTTCTGTAGCTCCCGCTGAATGGTGCGCTTGCTCCATGTCGGCTCTGGGCGGAAGGTGCGCCAGACACGCCGCCCTCGCCCATTGCTGGCCTGCACCTCGTAGATTCGGTTTCCGTTTTTGTCAAGTTTCTCCTTGAAACTCGCCATAAAAATACACCTCCATATGGGTACACTTTGACAAGCCCGCCCAAAAGAGGTATAATCGCATTGCTTGAGTGTGCGATGACCCCGTAAGGGTGAGCCGCTTACGAAACGCTCTCGGTGCGCCAACACCGGGGGCGTTTTTTGTTTACTTCACCAAATTGTAGGCATCCAAAATATCCTGAATGCCCTGCTTATCTGCATCCGATACCGTCATATCATACTTATAATCTTTACCAGCGAAACGGATGATTGTCTTTTCAGAGGAAGCGATTTTCTGCATGAGGTCGGCATACTTGTTTGCCGGATTTACATCCACGGCCTCAAACACACCGCCTGTAAAAACTTCTTGTTGAACGTCAAAGTAATTGAAAGGAATCTCTGCAGCCTTTTCGCCGTCGATATTGATCACGACATCATTAAAGAATACCCAATCGCTTCCTGTATAGTTGAATTTCCAAATCAGCACATATCGGCCATCTTTTTCGCCAATATACGGCAGTGCAAAACTACGGGTATTTGAATACTTCGGATAGCAGGACGGTGTATAAAATGCAGTGTTTTCTACTTCATCCTCTTGTTTTGCTAGCTTTGCAAACGCTGCATCGATTTCTGCCTGCTTCTCTTCTTCTGTCTTCCCTGAGCTTTCTGCCGAAGGAGAATTGAGTTCCGAACTGGCAGATGCAGTGGATGACGCAGAAGATTTTGAGGCGTCGCTTTGAACACCATCTGGGCTAATTGCTGTAAGGAGTCCACCGATGAGCATCAGCGCAAAGAATACAATGAACACAGTCGCACAGCCACAGCCTTTTTTCTTTTTAGGCTTTCCACCCTTATACGCTTCTTCGTGTTGGACTTCCATCGGCCCGTTCAGCGGCGCACCGCACTCGGGACAAAACTTTGCATTTCCGGCCTCATTTCCGCATTTGGGGCATTTCATAGTACATCCTCCTGCTTTTTCATTTTATTAAAACCAATGGGTATATCCCACAGCTTTTCCCTCAATATGCACGTCGTTCATATCCTCTTTCCGGCGAATGATAGACTCAAATGCCGGATTTTCAGGCCGAAGCTCGACATAATCCATATGCAGGTACACCCGCTTCAAGGTCGCCTCATCCCCGATACGCACCGCCGCGATCTCACCGTTCTCCACCTCGGGCTGGATGTGGATATACACCACATCCCCATCATGGATGCCAGCGCCCACCATGCTGTCGCCGTGGCACTTGAGGGCGAAGTCACAGCGGACGTCCTCCGGGACATCCACATCCCCTTCCCTGTTCTGCAGGGCCGTGATGGGGTCGCCGCAGGCGATTGCGCCGATGAGCGGGACTTTCTTCATCTTGGGCATCGGGATGAAGCCCGGCGGGATGGGGGTGGGAGAAGTGGGCTTGGGAGTCGGCTGCTCTTCCCAGCCCATCAGGTAGGCGGGAGTGGTCTGCAAAATCTTCGCAAGTTCCGCAAGGCTATCAACCGGGACCTTTTCAATATCTCCTTTTTCATATCTATAGATTGTGGCAGGAGAAACCCCGAGACGCTCTGCTACCTTTTCCGCAGAGAATCCGATTTCTTTTCTACGTTGCTTCATTCTTTCGCCGGTGGTCATGTTCATCACCTCTTGATAAGAGAATACACGAAAAGTCGCAAAATTGCAATAGCGTTTTGCAAATTCAAAAAAGATTTTCGCAAAAACGCAAGTCGTCTATTGACTTCTTGCTTCTGTCGGGTTACTCTATGTGCAGAGACTCGCGTTTATGCGAGTCATGAAAGGAGGTGAACCACTCATGTCTACCAACATGAATCTTCTGCGCGGCAAGCTGAAAGAGCGCGGTGTGACCCAGCAGGAACTTGCGCAGAAAATCGGCATGGATTCAAGCACTTTGTCCCGCAAACTTGCATCTGATGGTCTGAAATTCACCGTCGGCGAGATGCATGACATCGCCGCAACCTTGAACCTATCCGCCAACGAATGCAAGTCTATCTTTTTGCTCTGATACTCGCATTTTTGCAAGTTCCATTTTCAAAGGAGGTGAAGAAATCCCCATGCTTTCACTAAAGCTGATTCCGATTCTCTGGCTTGCAGTTGTTGCGTGCAACCTGTTCGTAAAAAAATTCACGCCAGAGCTTTCCGGGTGGTATCCGGCATACTCTGGCGTGGTCGCCATTATCACGCTTGTGGGTATTTTATTGATTTCATGCTTTCAATGACTTCATTGAGCAAATTAACTTTTTCATTCAGCCTTCCGTCAAGGCTTATCAATTCATCCATTTTACGAATATTTATCTGCACAAATTTCGGAGCATAGTAGGATGCAATAGCAGAATATGAACCATATTCTTTCAGATTTTCATTTGTAGGTGCTTGAACTGCTGCTCCGGCCGCTCGGATATATCCTTCATACATTTCGCGCTCTCTGTTCAATCGCCACTTTTTATCTTGATGTTCGTATTCCAACTGCTTCATCTTTCGCTGGTGCCAATTATTACAAGCCGCTGTCAGTATCGGAGACACCAAGGCGCAAATCGCAACGATCATCACCACCAACGATGACCAGTCTGAAACAGACATCCCTGTATTTTGTTTCATTTTTACACCTCATTTCTACATTTTCTTTATGTCCATCAGAGAATATTCCATGGCCCGCGACTCCACCCGGCAGCTTTCGCCCAGCTTCCGTGTCCGCGAGTTCGCCTGCAAGGGCAGCGACGTCGTCCTCATCGACGACGAGCTGGTGGTGGTGCTACAGTGCATCCGGGAGCACTTCGGCAAACCGGTACATATCACCAGCGGCTACCGCACCGCCGAACATAATGCCGCCGTGGGCGGGGCCAAGAGCAGCCAGCACCTGCTGGGCAGGGCAGCGGACTTCTACGTCGAAGGTGTGCCGGTAGCGACAGTCGCCGCCTATGCGGAGACCCTGCTTCCCGGGCGCGGCGGCATCGGGCGCTACCCGAAGGACGCAAAGCACCCCACCCGCAAGACCGGCTGGGTGCATATCGACACCCGGACGAATAAGAGCCGGTGGACCATGTAAAGGAGTGAAGAAAATGAAGGATACCATTTGCACCGCGATCGGCATCATCGGCGGTGTCATTGCCTCGCTGTTCGGTGGCTGGGACACTGCCCTGCAGACGCTGGTCATCTTTATGGCCATCGACTACATCACCGGTCTGGTGGTGGCAGGCGTATTCCACGCCAGCCCCAAGACCAAGACCGGCGCACTGGAAAGCAAGGCGGGCTGGAAGGGCCTCATCCGCAAGGGCGAGACGCTGCTCATCGTGCTGGTGGCCTGCCAGCTTGATGCCGTCATCGGCGGCAGCTTCGTCCGCGACGCGGCGATCATCGGCTTTTCGGCCAACGAGGCCATCTCCATCGTCGAGAATGCCGGCCTGATGGGTCTGCCCATTCCCGCAACCATCACCAAGGCCATCGACATCCTCAAGCAGCGGGCCGAGACGCCCGAGAAAGGCAAGGATTGAAATGAAAAAGAAGATCTCCGCCGGTACTCTGACCCGTACCGCAGCGCTGGGCCTCGCCCTGACAAATCAGCTGCTCAGTGCAGCGGGCAAGCCCGTGCTGCCCATCGACAATGCCCAGCTCGAACAGATAATCTCCACCAGCTTCACCGTCGGTGCAGCACTGGCCGCATGGTGGAAGAACAACAGCTTTACCGCCGCCGCCATCGAAGGTGATAAGCGGATGAACAGCCTGAAGAATCAGGTTCACTGAATGAAAGGAGTAACCGAATATGAATGAGTTTACGAGAAGCCTGCTGTACGTCGCCCTGCTGGTCTGCGTCCCCATCGTGACCGCCTGCATCCAGAAAGGCATTGCCAGTTGCCGTTGATGCAATCAACGC